GTGTGATTCCGGGCCCGATTTCGCCATGAAGTATGGCCGACATACGCATGGAAAGCGGCAAGGGAAGCCGCAGCCCCAAAGGGCGGAGGACTAGTCACCCTCCCCCGAGTGCCCAGGGGCGCCCCCGAGGGGGACCTAGGGCCTTTACCGGCGACATTGTAGATGTCGCCGGGCCCTCCTTAGTCATAACTAAGGATGTGGTGGAGCCAGAAGGTGGCTCCGAGTCTGCCGTGCAAAGAACCCGCACGGTTTTCAGGGCCAGACGCGCGCGATCACCCACGCGTCTGTCGGAGGTTCCCCACTCCGATTGGGGCGAGGCCGAAGAGCGCCCGCGTGATGAGCCCACGGCAGGCTCATCCGCACGCGGTAGAAAGCCTAGGATCTACCGTATTGGGGGCCCCGGGGAAGAGATATCCCTGGTGCCCCCACCACCTGTCCTCCAGGAGTCGGACACGGAGAAGTGGACTTCCCGCTCCGACTCAGAATTGGTCCGCCCAAAGGGGCGCGTCTGGAGACCCAAGGGCCGTAGTGGCGGTGAAAAGGCCTTGATTGAGGCCGTCAACGACATGAAAGCCCAAATTCTTGGGGCTCAGGACGCGAGAAAGGAGAAGTCGAAAGACGAAGTACCTGTCCTGAAGGGTGAGCTGATTCCCGAGGAGGAGGACAAACCTCGGCCCGGCCTAAGCGGTTTCGAGGTTAAGTTGGCCCCCGAGGACGTGGTGGTAACCGACTTGGACCTGGATTGGGAGGATCCGCGCTCTCCCGCGTGGACCATGGCCATTGTGGTTGGCTTTCTTATCGCCACGGTCATTTTTGCCCTAACCGGAGGTTTTTTGTCGAACATTCACCCGTTCTTAGGGAGCTACGACCCCCTCCTCGGCGCGGTGCTGAAGCTCCTCAGTCTCGGGTTTTGCCTATGGACGGCCGCAGCTGCCGTTCTCTCGTGGGCTACCCGTGACTGGAGCCTGCTCCGCGCTGTTCCTCCCGTCCACTGGATAGTGTCCTGGCTGTCTAGGGCGGAAGTCGAAGACCCCGAGCTCGAGGTGGTCGTCGAAGACGGGACTGATCTTGATGTCCCTGTCCCTGCTGCTGATATGAGGCCTGACACTTTTAGGGTCTCAAAGCTCGAGCACACACCTGACCTGGCAGTCGTGCACGTGCGCGCCGGTTTTCAGGTTCCTTACTTCCCCGAACGCTACAAAGACTTCGAACTGATCGTGTCCAAGGAAGTTTACACTCAGATAATCACCCCATCCACTGTGGTTCCGTTCTCTAAGGCCTCCGTCACTTGGGACAGGCTTTACGCCGCTGCTAAGCGAGCCATGTCCGTGCATGTGGACAGACAATGGACCCTGGATTGCTCGGTGGTTGTTCAAGATACCGCGTACCTGGCATGGTTGTTCTCTCTCCATGTCTCCGAGCGGTTTTCTGGGCTCCCTTTTCGGCCCGCCCCGCTACCGGCGGGGTCACAGTAGCCTTTCCCTACAGGCTCGGCGAGGTACCTGGCCTTGCATGCCCGCCATCCTACCGGCCCTGCGACTTCATTCCTAATAAAGCAGGTGACCTCCTTCGTCGCCCGCCTACGCAGGTGTCGCTGGGATGTAACGTTAAGGGGTATGCACTGATGCAGCCAGATCCGACCGATGTGACCACTGTCGCTGCTGGGGCGATAAAGAGGTTGGCGCCCGTTCTTCCTAAGCCCGACCCCGTCTTGCTCGAACGATACCGAGCCTTCGTGCGGCGGTTTATCCGCAGCAACTTCACGCCACTTTCTCCCGATACTGATCTAACACTTGAGCACTGGCTCGACGGGACCAACTATCCGGAGTGGCGCAAACAGGAACTCCGAGAGGCCTACGAGGCAAAGCCCAGCTTCCGTGACCTCGAGGAGAAGGACTTTCACTGTAAGTCCTTCATCAAGGATGAGACGTACCCCGATTGGAAACATGCACGATGGATCAATTCGAGGACAGACTACTTCAAAGTGCATGTCGGGCCGATCTTCAAGGCCATTGAACACGAGGTATATCGACATCCTTCTTTCATCAAACACGTCCCCGTCAAGGACCGCCCAGAGTACATTATGGGCTACATCGACCGTGCTGGTTTCCGAACGCTTGCTTCGGACTTTACTTCCTTTGAATCCCAGCACGTTAGGGAAATCATGTTGGCCGGAGAGGTCGAGCTTTATCTCTACATGACCCAGCATCTACCAAAGGGCCCCCGTGATGAATTCCGGTGGCTTGTGGATAAGGTCATAGCTGGCGAACAGGTGATGGTCAACAAATTCCTCACTTTGGTTCTCGCCGCGATTCGTGCCTCCGGCGACATGAATACATCTCTAGGGAACGGTTTCATGAATTTGACAGTGAACCTCTTTGCTTTCGAAGAAAGCGGATGCCGCGAAGCGCGGGCCGTGGTGGAAGGTGATGATGGGTTGTTCTCTTTTCAAGGTCCCCGGGTTGACTCAACCATTTATTCTAGGTTGGGTCTTGACATCAAACTCGAGGAGCACGAGGACATCTCATCCGCCTCCTTCTGCGGTATCGTGTTCGATCCTACTGACGGCATCAACGTGACGGATGTGCGGGAAGCCCTTGTGTCTTTCGGGTGGACAACCCGGAAGTATCTCGGAGCTTCAGCCCGCACCCGCCTCGCTCTTCTCCGGTGCGTCGCTCTTTCTTATGCGCACCAGTACCCAGGTTGCCCGATAATCTCGGCTCTGGCCAGGTATGGCCTCCGTGTCACGCGCTCCGTCGACGTCAGACGGATTATCTACGGACGGAACATTTCTGGCTGGGAACGAGACCAGTTGCTGGCTGCTCTCAAGGACAAAATCCCCCACCGCGAAACTGGCATGGCCACACGTCTTTTGGTTGAACGCCTTTACGGCGTCTCTGTGGAACACCAGTTGTCAATTGAGGCGTATCTTGATAGCTTGCAGGAGTTGACTGAGCTGAGCCACCCTGCCTTTGAGCTGATACTGCCTGAGAAGTGGGCGGACAATTGGACTAAGTATGTCCGGTCGTTCCGCGGGAACGGCTTCGAGCCAGCTCTGGACGTCGTCCGCGACCCTGCCCTCGTCCCGGAATGGGACGGGAGCCTTCCTCCTTCTACCTTCAGGGACTCTCTTCTTCCGAGGGTTCGGCTTAGGGCTAAGCCGACGGTTAAGTGACACCGCCCCAGACAACCTCCGCAG